CAGAAATATCAAGTTTATTACCCGATGCAATCTGTCCACCAATTTTTGACATTGATTGCTCTAAAGCTGAAACACCAGCAGCTGCAAGACCATTCATTCTTGACTCACCATACACAACATTGTTTGTATCTTGCAATTGAGCAGGGATTGGTAATAATATAGTACCTGCATTAATAAGTGGTCTGCGAGATAATTTCTTTGTTCTACCAGCACGATTTTGAGATGCATTTCCAATTACATATCTACTACTACCACCTGTATCAGATACATATGTCTTTCCAATCTCAGCATATCTTTCTATATCAATTTGTAAATAATCTGTATGCTCCGTGAGTAATTCTGCAGGATATCTTAGTACACCACCCTGTCTTCTTTTCCCATATCTTGCTAATCTTTTCTTTCTAATGTCATCAAAATTTACTGGAGGTGGATTATCTTTAGCACGTTTTGTTAAATTTCCCTCTTTATCATATTGATTTCCTTTTTTGTCTACATAATACTCTCTAAATCCATCAGCTCTTGGACCCTTACTTGTATTCCTATATTTTGTTTCCCTTTTAAGTTCTAATTTAACCTTATCTCCATTATCTAATGTAACTGTTGGTATTCCACCTTCAAATAATTCGATCTCAGCTTCACGATAGCTAAAACCCTCATTATTTTTTATAAATTCTGCTATTTTTTCTTTCTTTATCTTTAAATTTTGTTGCGACCTTTTAATGTTATTTCGCTGAATATCTTTTTTACCTAATGCCATATCGACCTATTTTTAGTTATTTATACGGTATTTTGCGAACGGTAAAGTATTTAGGTCTTGTAACTCTTCATTTGTAACTTGGTATAATTGACCAACTACTTCTTGAAACGTATATGAACGAGATTGACCCCAATGAAAGTTTATACCTTTGAATCCCCAATCAAATATGTTAGTTACTGCCACTAGAGGATTCTGATCATATCGACCTGGTGTTTTTGGTTGATATACAAATACATATATTTTGCCAACTTCAGGAGTTGATGCTATACTATCACCTAAGACATCCATGATTTCAATCATAATATCATCAGCATCCTCTGTTCCAAGAAGATCATCTACAAGTGGTGCAATACGACTCATTTGATTCCTAATTCGTTTTCAGTCATCACCTTAAATTCCCACAAACGGTCTTCACAAAACTCTGTTGCTGCTTTCCATTTTGCTTGGTTCTTAGCGTATTCATAGACTTCTCTTAAATAATTCTTGGTTTGTCTTTTGGGTTTTTTTGGTTTTTGTGTTTGTTTGTGTGGTTTTACTTCTATTAAATATCTTTTTATTCTACCAGTATTTTCTTGGACTTTAATATAAAAGTCAGGAAAATATCTATGAACCTTATTATCAATAGGAGAACGATATGGTAACGCTATTTCTTCACTTCCCCATTCAAGTATTTTTTCATTTTTATCACAATAAACCATGAATTTTCTCTCCCAAAGTGACCTATAAATGATATTTGTAGGATCACCTTTATACTTTCGAGGGTATGATGGATAATATTTTCCTTTATAAGACATAAATAGAAATAACAATCATACTTATTTAGAGTGGCAGAAACACTAGTAAAACCATATAATATGTCAGCAGCCAATCGGATCATGGGTCCTTTGGCACAAACAAATCATTTTTTGGTGTCACTTACTTCATTGACACCTGAAGTTAATTCATATTTACAATCATATACAGATGCCTCTGATTTTAGAGAATTTTTAAGTCGAAGATCAGGAATATTATGTAGTGACGCAAGTTTGCCGACAACTGCATATGCAACAGCGGAGGTTAGAGATAACTTTATGGGTGTGCCTCAACAATATGCTCATACAAGAATCTATACTGATATTGACTTTACATTTTATATTGATGATGATTATACTTTATTAAAAATATTTGAAGGGTGGATGGAATATATTTCAAGTGGAGCTGATGTTGCACTTAGTCAACAAACAAAATCATTTTATCGTAGGATGAGATATCCAGATTCTTACAAATGTAATACATTGTATATAAACAAATTTGAAAAAGGTTTTAAGAAAACTATGAGATACCAATTTATCAATGCATTTCCAAAAAGCATGTCGTCAGTCCCAGTATCTTACGGTCCTGCTGATATTTTAAAGGTTACAATATCATTCAATTATGACCGCTATATAGTAAGAGGTTAAAACATACCCTATAAATAATTTTACATAGTGAAATAATCATGCCTTTACCTAAGATAAGCACGCCGTCTTATGAATTAACTCTACCCTCAAATGGGAAAAAAGTAAAATATAGACCATTTTTGGTGAGAGAAGAAAAAATTCTTATCATGGCACTTGAGACTGAAGATCCAAAACAAATTACAGATGCAGTTGTTCAAATTTTAAATTCTTGCATCATAACGAGAGGAGTCAAAGTTGAAAAATTAGCAACTTTTGATATTGAATATCTTTTCTTAAATATAAGATCAAAATCTGTTGGTGAGTCCATAACTGTTAATGTGACATGTCCTGACGATGAAAAAACAACAGTTGAGATGACTATTGATTTAGAGACAATCAAAGTTAAAAAAAATAAATCCCATCAGGATACTATAAAACTAGATGATAATTTATCTTTAAAATTAAAATATCCGTCAATGGATCAATTTATTGAAAATAATTTTGAAGTTGGTAATGAATCTATAGGAAATACAATGCAAATAATAACCTCATGTATTGATATGATCTATAATGATGAAGAAAGTTGGGATGCGTCTGATTCAACTCAAAAAGAGTTAGAGAATTTCATTGATCAATTAAATACTCAACAATTCAAAACGATTGAATCATTTTTCGATACGATGCCAAAATTTGATGTGGTATTGGAGGGACTGGCAGCTTTTTTCAACTAGGTATGGCTCACACGAATCTAGAGTCATACTATAAAGTTAACTTTGCCTTGATTCAGCATCATAAATACTCATTAACTGAGATTGAAAACATGATTCCTTGGGAAAGAGAAATTTATGTTTCATTATTACAACAATACATTGAGGAAGAAAACTTAAAAGCACAACAAAAAAATGGATAAAACATCTCCAGTTTTTGAGAATTTCGAGAATAAGATGGCTGCTATGAGTGGCAGACCTAAAATCAATAGAACCACTTTTAAAATTGGTTCGGGTGATTTAGTGAGCAGAGTTTCTAATAATGAGAAAAAAATCACAACTTTAAAAAATATATTTAAAGCTCAGAGAGTACAGATTGGAGAAAAGATAACACCAAAAATTAATGTTTTAGAAGAGTCATTAATAAAAACAAATGAAATTTTAACAGATGTTGCAGCACAACTTGAACAGGATTTTAGTGGAAGATTACAGGCAGAGAAAGATTTACTTGAGAAAGAAAAACAAAATAAACTCGGTAGTAAAAGAGAAGACAAAGAGGAGAGAATAGAAGCAAAGAAAGTTGCAAAATTTGTTAAATCAACTGCAAGCACAGTAACTGCACCATTCAAAGGAATACTTGATAAAATATTAGACTTCGGAACACTATTTCTATCAGGTGTTGGTGTCAACGCTGCTTTATCTTGGTTATCTAATCCACAAAATTTTTTGAAATTTCAAGAGATTCTTAAGAAAATACAAGATAGACCAATCATAAGTTTAGTAACTTTTGGTGGAGCTGCTTTCATCATTGCAGAGGTTATTGGAAGAGTTATAAGAGGTTTTAGAAAGGTTATATTTACATTACTAAATCCTTTTACTTATGTCGATTTATTTACTGGTAAGACATTTAAAAACTTTCTACCTAAGATGCGAAAATTGATACAAAGGGCAGGTAGAAATACTATGAAAGGTAAGGTGTTAAAGGAGATAGGAGAAGTTGGTATAAAGAAAGGAGGTCCTAAAATATTAGGTGCTCTACCTTTAATTGGTAACTTTATTGATATTGGTGCTGCAATCTACAGATTTAGTAAAGGTGATATAGTCGGTGGATTTTTGTCATTAGGTAGTGCGATACCTGTTGTTGGATGGGGTGTTGCTGCTATTGACATTGCAAGAGAGTTTGGTGCATTTGAAGGTTCCATATTAGAAAAACAGAAAAAACCAGATAAGGAGCTTTATACTGGAGGATCTTTTAAAGAGGGAGAAACTATTGTCATTGATGAAAAAACACCTAATGCAAAAAGATTTACGAGTATGCCATTTAGTGGTAAAGTTATGACTGCTCAACAAATGAAATCATTAAGAGGAAGAGGGAGAAGGAGAGGAAGAACAACTATAGAAGAATTAAATTTACCAGACAAATATGTAGGTAATGATCAAACAATTCGACAAATGGAACCTGGTGGAGATTCATTAGCTGGTGCAGCAGAGCACTTTGCGTCTGTAAATCCAAGTGATGATTACATATCCGCATTTTCTTACTTTATGGAGGATATTGCATAATGGCAGTAGAAGATAGAGCAAAAGAATTAAATTCTGTAGCTGAAAAAATCCAAGGAATGTTCTCTACTTTTAGATCACAATTTAAATCTATCTCCAATAAAAGAAAGAGGATAAGAAGAAATATTGCTGATAAAAAGAAAAGAGATGCTAAACTAAGGTCTGCATCATCATCTTTCGGTAAATCAATTGGCAATATTAAATCAAAAGTATTATCAGGTCCTAGTTCAATATTAGGTAAAGTCCTTAATTTTGCATCACTATTATTATTTGGAGTTGCAATAAACTCCATCGCAGGAGTTAGTCGTAAAGTTGATGATGAATCTAAGATGATGAAAGAAAAATCAGAAAATACAGGTAATTTTATTACTGGTATGGTAGCAGGTATACAAAACTTTATTGCAGGTTTTGGATTGATGGAAAAAAAAGTTAATAACACTTTTGATGATGTTGATAATAGTATAAAAAATGCGGAGAATGATCTTCAACAATTTAAAGGAGATGCGGATAAGTTAGATGATTTTAATTTATCAAATATACTAACTGATAGTACACAAGATGATCGTGAAGATAAATTAGAAGAGGAAAAGTCAATTGATCCAAAGTTTAAAAAAAGTAACAGTAAATCAGATTTAAAAAGAAACGCAATTAAAACTGACAATTTGCTTAAAGAAAAAGACATAGAATTGGTTAAGACAGAGGGTTTAACACCAGAGGATAAGAAAAAAAATGCATTCACAAAGAGACTTTTTAAACAACTTGATGCAAATGAACTAAATATTGATAATTTACAACTTAGCACAGAGGCAAAGGATTATAATGATGATGGTGAGGTTGATGAAAAAATTATTATTATACGACAAAGGGAGATAGTTAACAAATAATGTCATTAGCAGGACCATCCAATTATCAAGTTCTTCGTATGGATAAATCTGACAAAGATAATCCACAGTCAATTGGTATTGAAGGAAAAACAATTTCTTTTAATTATTTTGAGAGTATATACTCTCCAAATATTACAGCAAATGCAACCATTGTAGATACAGGTGATTCTGTAGTGGATAAGAGAGGTAATTTAGCAACTATAAAAGATGGATTTCCTCTTGAACATGATGGAACAGAAACTTTAACATTCAAAATAGCAAATGAAAATGGAACTTTAACAACTTTAGAACCTTTAGTTGTAACTGCTTCACCAGTAACATTAGACCAATCAACTAGACAGATATTATCTTTAGAATTAAGGTCAAAATTTTCTATTGATAGCAGTAATAATCCAAAATTAGGTACGTATGGTATAGGTACAATTGATGAATCAGTAAAAAAAATATTAATTGAAAATAAATTACCATTTAGAAATGAGAACATCGAAAAATCAAGCACAGTTGATAAGGTAGAAGGAAAAAACGAAACACCAATTGACATAATATTTAACTTAAGTAAAAAAAGTAAACCTGTAAAGGGAGCACCTGGTTTTTTCTTTTATGAAACTCAAGATGGTTTTAATTTTAGATCTGTCGAAGGTTTGATTGAGCAAGGTATGAGGGAGTATAAAGAAAATCAAAATGTGCGTGATGTTCGTACATACAAATATTTTAATAATCAAAGACAAGATTTAGGTTCAAATGAAGATGATTATAACATGGTCAAGATGCCAATTTTAAAAAGAGATCATAATTTATTTAATGCTTTAAAGGCAGGAATATACAATGTTCGTATACAAACTAAAAATTTATTAACTGGTGAATTTACAGATAAGATTGTAAATCTTCTTGATAAAAATTCTAATTACCTTGGAAGTAAACCTAAAAAATCAATCGATCAAAATGAAAACAAATTAGAAAAATACTGTAAAACTTATAGTTATGTCCTTGCACCAGGTAATATTGATGAGGGTGTAAGTGATAAAATTACAAATAATCCTGCTGAGTATGAACCACAAGCCATGATGAGATATAGTATGTTGCACTCACAAGTTCTTGAAATTCAAGTGCCATGTAACATATTATTAAAGGCAGGTAATGTCATAAAACTTGAAATAGAAAATGTAACTGGTGGAAATAAAATACTACAACGTGAAAATCAACATCGAAGTGGATTTTATCTTATTTTACATTTAAGTCATCATTTTGATCCAAAACATTCATATACATCAATGACTTTAGCCCGTGATACCTACGGATTATATACAAGTAGCAAATAATGGATAGAAAAAAAGCAAAAATATCAAAAGTAAATGATCGATCTTTGTATGGTAAAACACCTCTTGAATCGTGGACAGGAACAGTAGTCTCATTTGACTCCCAGAAAGAGCAACTTGAAGAAGGGTGGGGTTGGAGATATCGAGTTAGAATAATGGGTGAAAATACACAATCTGATACTATTTCACCTGAGAAAATAGATTATGCATACTGTCTACTACCTACAACTGCAGGTTCTGGTGGTGCTTATAAGTTAAGATCCGTCAGAATTAGTCAGGGTGATTATGTATATGGTGTGAAAGGTGGTGGAGGTCCGACAATGATCATAGGTGTTATGCCTCGAACCTCTAAACAAGTGCCTGGTAGTGGTAATTTTGAAAATTTATCAGGTTTTTATGGTTCTTTAAAAAATACTGGCATCCTAAGTGGTGAATTTAATGAACAAATAGGACCACAAACACCTGGTCTTCCATCTAATATTGATAAATCAAATCGAGCAATATCTCAAAGAGAGGTTGAATCTGTAGGAGTTGACCCTACACAAGAGGGTGTTGTAACAAATGCTATAAAAAAACCACCTACCACAGAAGAGACTCAAGTATATGAGGGAAACGTTGATGAGAGTGGTAAGAGAGAACCTCTTGGATTTGATCAATTTAAATATATTTTAAAAAATTTGACAAATAACAATATACCTGAGAACATTGAAGATATTGTTAATCAAGCAAAAACACAATTTCCACAAGATGTTTCAGAGGACACTGCAAAACAAATGATAAAATTTATAAGAAATGGTGAGGGTGAAAAAGCTTTTGAATTACTTGAGTTAGATAAAACACCGATAAATGAGATAATATGACCTCATAAATAAATTTATATAATATAGAAAATGTCATCCACATACTCAGCAGACGTAGCAGTTTCTCTTCGTTGCTCAAACCCTACTAATACAGAAATAACCAATGCACTCAACAATTTTATTGGTAAAGTTTCTGGTGGATTGGGAGGTGCTCTTGATTTAGTTAATGAAATAGACTCTACTGTGAGTCAAATAAGTGATAGTGTATCTGGTTTGACTAATCAATTGAGTGACTTACTTCAAGATAAATTGGTCGGTTTTATCTCCACAGGTTTGTCAGGTGTTTCAAGTTTTCTCTTCAGTCAAATTACTAGTCCAATTGCAGCTCTGGCGCAAATAAAGGCATTCAGTAGCACTGCTTTAGGACCTATCAATGGACTCTTTAATGCTTTCGGATGTTTAGGTGCTAACGTTAAGAGTGCACTAGGTTCAACATTAAGGGATATGTTGACAAACATTGTAAAGAATGGAATTTTAAATCCTCTACAATGTGCAGTCGAGGACTTTGTTGGTGGTATTATGAACAAGGTCATCAATGTTATGGATTCAATTATCGGTCCTCTTGTTAATCCAATCAATAGTTTATTCAGTATTATCGGTCAGGGGTTTGGATCAGTTAAAGGTTTTCTTGCTGGTGGTCTAAACATTTTAAATAAAGTATCAGGAATATTAAATTGTGCTAATGGTGGTGGTGGAAAATGTCATGTTCAAAACACTTACGAATTAAATAAAGGTTCAAAACCACAACCATCTGGAACAGACAACCAAAATTTTATCAGCAAAGCATTCGATAAGGCATCAAATGCTATCGCAGGTATCGGAACATCAATTGAAAATTTAGAGGGTGAGATTGGTAAATTTAAAATTTTTGGTTCAGAAGTAGATGATAAAGAACAATTGGATTGTAATTCTGGTAATGTTCTGAAATGTGGTGCACCTAAACTTCAAATTTTCGGTGGTGACGGAAGAGGAGCAGTTGGTGAAGTTATACTTGGTAATTTTATTGAAAAACTTGATACCCAAAATTTTGAAGGTGGGGTTAAAGAAGTTCCAATATTTAATGATGCTGGTGAACAAATTGGTACTCAGGAAACAACTGGCATATTTTCAGATATAAAAACAACTGCGAGTATTATTGGTGTAGATATCACTTATCCTGGCGAAGGATACACTGAAGAACCTTTAGTATCATTTGTGGATAATTGTGATCAAGGCTATGGAGCATATGGTAGAGCAGTGATTGATAAAAATCCAAACTCACCTACTTATGGACAATTGACTGATGTTATTATTATATCAGAGGGTGAAAATTATCCTGCAGATGGAATAGAAGATGTATTCATTGATAAGATAATTATTGAAAATGGTGGTTCTGGTTATAATATGGATGATGAAATTGAAGATTTTGAAATATGTGGATTAGATGAGAACGGTTCAATCACAAAAGTATGTGTGAATGATAAAGTATATCGTAGATTACCATCTTTAAGGGTAAAAAGTTATACTGGAAGTGGTGCAATATTAACACCAGTAATGACACGAAAACGTAGACAGACAGAGGTTATTCAAGTTATTGATTGTATTACACCTAAAGGAAATATTGTTGGTTATGTCAATGGAAAAGAATATAATGGACCTTTCCATGTGATGCCAAATGGAGTTAAAATGACAGGCTCTGAACATTCTGATACTGATTCAATCATATACAATACTCCTCAAGAGAGTTTAAAATCTGGTAGAACTTTAAATACAGGGACATCAGAGGTAAGATTACGTCCTATCCAAGATTTAATTAAGGAAAGTGAAACAACACAAACTACAGAAAGCACAGATACTTATACTGATCCAGTAGACGATGCAATGGATACAGATACAGATATGACACCACCTCCAAGCACTCCACCAAGCTCACCACCATCATCACCACCTAGTGGTGGAGGAGGATATGGTTACTGATGGGTAGTGAAAGTAGAGTTTTAGATAGTTTTGGTCCTAATCTTGTTATAGAGAGTAATGGAAATGTTGGTGTTGGTGGACAAATTGCATATCAATTATATTCTGTGACTGATAAGGGAGTTGTATATCAACAAGCACTTCATGGAAGTGGTTTAGCAACTATTAACGCTGAGCAAACATTAGAAATACAAACAGGTTTAAAGAATAAATCAGGTCGAATTAGTTATTTTGCGATGGCACATCATGGAGACATGTGTATGACTGCATCTGATGGTTGGATTAGAATTAAAGGTCAGAATATAGTTTTAGATGCTACAAATGAATTATTACTACAAGGAAAAAGAGTGACTGTTGGGAATGTTAATAAAACAACATCCCATCTAGAACTATTTGGAAGCAATATTAATTTATATCCTACATCTAATTGTGTGGTGGTCAGGGGAAGTAAACCAAGAAAAATAGGAAGAAATTTATTTTTGAAAGGTCGCACATTAAATGCATATGCATCGGCAATTATACCCTCAGTAGCAAAGGGAATAGTGGGACAATAAAATGAGTAGACCTGATGATATAATATTTTCACAGTCCGAGAGTGGTGATTCTGCTTTTGAAAATTTATTTGTTTATGGTAAGTTAAACTATAATTTTAATAATGATGATATAACTTTTAAGTCAATCAACGTAAATGAAAATGCAACTTTTACAGGTGATATAAATCTTGATGAGATAACTTGTCGTAATGCAAATGTAACTGGTATTGCAACAGTCGGAACGAGTTTATATGTTCAAGGTAAATTGTTTGATGGAGATGGTGATTTTGGAACAGCAGGTCAACTATTATCTTCAGATGGCACTGATACTGTATGGATTGATGCAAATACCACCAGTGTGGCAAACGCAAATAATGTTGGAACAAATTTAAATTCTACAGACGCAGATCAATTTGTAACTTTTGTTGGAAG